GCATCACCCTTTTCACGAGCTGCCATGAGAGCTTTTGTGAAGGCGTTACCTTCTTTCTTTTGAGCCATTTCTTCGAGTGCGGCCCTAACACCATCTATATATTTTGTCATCTGTTTTACTCCTACATCCAGATGTTTGAGGCTATGGCGCCAATAGCAGCCACCATCACTACCCAGAACAGCTTATTGATAAGTTGGACCGTTCGAGTATTATCTGCGGCAATGGCCGCAATATCATCTATTTTTGTCGACAATCTGTTTAATCTTTCGGTGTGATGCGTTTGAGATTCTGCCAAAGCTGCTATCTTTTCCTCAGCTCGCGCTAAGTCGATCATAGCATCCGCTAGTCGATCGATTTTTTCCTCGATACGATCTAATCTTTGATCAGTGCTCATTTCAGCTGTCAACCTTTGCACTTGCTCTCCACTGGTAACAGGACCAGTACCCCGCAGTTGTTTTATCTTTTTTCTGATCACAATTATGTCTGGCACGAAATGATTTTCTGGCTTTTGGATCATCACGGTTAATTCCCATATTAGGATCTCCGAATCTTACGACAATTACTTTACCTTTTGCGTTCTTTACATAAACTTTGAACTTCTTGTCAGGATTTTCTGAAGTACGAATAGGATCGTTCAGCTTTACTTTACGACCTTGGTACTCAGACTCTTCAACAACAAGATCATCGTACATGCTTTCGCATATATTATCAATACAGTCTTCTCTGTATTTTTTGAACTTATCCAAACTCATGCCCAGCAACCCTTTTCATCTGCTTATTAAATTCAGCTTGATTCGGCTTAGACTTATAAAGCTTAATAGAAATGTTAGGACGATCTTTACCTTTGATCCTCCACTTATAACCTTTTTCTTTGTGCTCAGGTTTTGTAGTTTTTACTACACGGCGCTTAAAGCCTTTTTCCCAAGTCTCCGAACCTTCTACAAATTCTTTGAATCTTTTCATTGTTTTTCACCTATGAAGTGGTAACTATTATCGCAATCACAGCGATAACAAACATCATTCGCGCACTCTTTGCATTCTTCTCCGCAATGACATTTATGATCGCATTTGTGACATTTTTCCATTACGCAGTTGCTGCCTTATACATTTTAAGCGCAGTAGCAAAAGATTTATTTTTCATCATACGCTTTGTTTCAGAATGATCGGGGTTATCACAAGCCATGCGAATAGAATCATCATCTACTCTTTTGGCTTTAGCATATTTTTGGTATGCTGACATAGCCTTTGGATCTATGACTCTCGCTTCTTTTTTCGGCCGAGGTACAGGCTTAGCACCCATTGCTTTATCCTGCTTTCGGATAACCATGTCTTTGAACTTACCTTCATCAAGTTCAACTTCTTCTTTTTGGACAGCTTTTCGAGTCTTTGTGAAGATAGTTGTATCACCAGTGATGATGTCAACAAGATCTCCAAACGCACTGAAGATAACTTTTCTATCTTTTTCTGCCACTCTTTCACCAGTCTCAATGGATTTCATTGCACGAATAAGGCGTGTAATATCCATCTTATTGACTAGACCAAGACGAGCGAGCTGTTTTACTTTTTGCATCTTTGGGTCAATAGCTTCCCATACAACTGATTCACGAGTTGATTTCCGCTCCGGCTTATCTTCTGTTTTTGGCTTGTCATGAGTATATCCCATTTTTTTCATGCGCTCATGATCTTCTGGTTTGTCAGCCTTGTAGCCTTTACCAGTCTTGGGATCATACATCATATGAGGTATGAAACCTTTATCTTCTCTGATTTGATCGAAAGTTTTCATTATCCTCTTACCTTTGCTGCTAAATCTTTGTCTGCTTTTCCCCAAGTGCCTGAGGATTTAGTTACGAATGAATTGACTCGAGCAAAACCCCATTGTTGTGGAGTTGTCCCCGGTCTATGACCAGTCTTCCATGCGGCAACACCGCGATTATATACTTGCCGAAGAACACCTAATGGCATACCAGATTTTTCAGCTTTCTTTTTCAAACCAGCTGTAGCATCTTCCATCATTTCTGTATGCTCTTTGAATCTCATTCCCTTGTTCCTATCATTTTTTGCTTGTTTTTCTTTAGCATCTTTTTTGGCCATACGCTCACGATCTTTACGTACTTTCACCGCTGCAGCTTTGATTCGTTGATTACGAATCTTTTGCTGTGCTTTATTAAGAACACCGTCGTCAGCCATTAGTCGTCTCCAAACATTTGTCTAAATTTTTTAGTATGTTTTGATGTTTTAGTTTTAGCACCTTTATCACCAGGTGCTGGCTTGTAAGCTGAATCTTGATCATCAGGCTTCTTGCCATATTTCTTAAAGTGTCGATCACGAGCAACCTTTGTTGATTTCTTCAGGCCAGTATGATAACCAGCTGGTTGAGCACCGGGCCGATCTTTAATATCTGGATCTTGCTTGGCTTCATCCATTTTTTCAACAGCATCAAGCCATACACGCCATGTATCACCCTTTGATTCAACAATCAAATAGTTCGAACCAAGGACATTAATTTTTCCAACAATACCTTTTTCTTTAATTACAACTTGCTCACCAACTTTATATAGGCCTTTTTGTACATAACTTTCGCGAAGGTCAGATACCGGCTTCAGTTGTACATGATTCTTAAATTCTTTTTGTTCTTTAAGTCCCATTCCTTTACGAACGCCGTTGTAAATACTCTTAGCATCAGCATTTGAAATAGCTTTTGGAAGACCTTGAGAAAACATTGAGAAATCATCGTCACCTGCAGCTTTACGCATCTTTGAGGCGGACATGCCAGTTGCACCTTCAGCATCTGGATCTCTATCACCAGCTGAAATAACATAGATGTCTTTGAAATTATAGAATCCGTGACTACCTTTTTTACCATTATACTTTTTAAGACGAAGTTCAAATTCATTGACTCGGTCTGAACCAACAACCATGACAACCTTACGGAAGCCTTCGTCATATAGTTTTGTCATAGCATCAAAAGGTGTCTTTACTTTTCTATCCATCATGATAGAACGAGCATGCTTAGGAAACATCTTCCGAGCATACTTGACTTTTGATTTATAATCTAATGGATTCTTTGATTTGTCTTGTGATTGAGATAAGTAAACACGATATGGAAATGAACTACGAGCATTTGCTGCAAGCTTATTCAAAAGTTTCTCATGGCCAATCGTAGGCGGATTCATTCTACCAAATGTAAAATAAACCAGCTTTTCTTCTTCAACTAAATAGCTTTTAAAGCTCGAAATCATCTTTTTCTGCCAACTTCCTGTTTTCTCACCTTAGGCATCAATCTCTTTTGAAGCACATTGATACGTTGCTGCCATCCACCTTGTGACAAGCGTTTTTCAATACTCTTCTTCATTGCTACTGAGAGATCTGACTTGGCCTTACCTTTAGTAAGAATCTTTGCAGCAGCTCCACGAGATTGACGGCGTGCACGCTTCTTGAGTACATCTTTAGTAGCCATACGCTTTTTAGCGCGTTCACGAGATCTTTTAAGTTGAGACTTACGACGCTTTATTACTCGAGCGAGTTTGCGTCTACCAGAAATTGACAGTTCTTCTTCGGTAGGTTCCGCTTCTTCGTAACCCATCCGCTTATTCTTCTGCTTTCGGTATTTTAGCTGATCGTCATAGCCAGCATATGCATCTGGCGTAGCTAACATATCTTTGAATGACACAAAGTTTGCCATTAATTTCTCCCTGGTGTATCCCATCCTTTTAATATATTGGGTGAAAAGTTGGCATATGAGAATTCCATACGGTCAACAATTTTCACTGCATCACCACCAAGTTTATCGATTGCAACGTAACCTTCTTGTCCTGTTACACGATATCCTCTGTTTGTTTTTAGAAACGTACCAACGTTTCCAAGTTTATTTAAACTATTTATAAGTTTTAATTTCGCTAGAACGATATTTTGTTGCAATTCAAAAATCATTTCTAGGTTTGTTTTATTTTCTTTTGAAAAGAATGTGAGGATGTCATCAAGCTTTTTCTGTTGAGTTGCTTTACCTTGTGGTGTTCCTCTTTTATCTATCTCTTTCTTAAACCGGTTCTCGATCCAATAGATCAAGTTAGTAACTCTCTTACGTGGATCAGGCGGTAATTGTCCAGCCCGAACAAAAGAGTTGGCATGTGTTTCAATGAGTTTTGTTAATTCTGTATTTGCTTCTAATTGACGAAGAGCTCCACCAGCAATCTTATTAAAAGTTCTACCAGCATTTGACAATAGCTTATTCACTTCGTCAGTTTCTTTCTTTGACATAGTCATGTTTGTCAAGTCACGTAGATTTGCATCTTGTGACCAAACATTCCTAGAATTTCTCAGTTTACTCGCATCAAAGTTAAAAGATGCCTTCATCGTTTCGAACGAGTTTCCTGAGTAGCTCGTATGCCATACGATTCCAATCTTTGCTGTCGATACTTGCTTGGCCATTTCCGTGCCAGCCGGTACTGCATAAACAATTGTATTGGGGTGAAACGTAATATACTGCTGTCCTTTGATTCGAGCTTTCTTAATATCACCCGGGCCATAGAGAAAATCACCTTGAATAACTCCTTTTATACCAAGTTCTGGTAAGTATTTAAGTGCGAGCTTAAGCTTATCAGCCAGATCGCCAGAAGTATCGTCATCAACATCTGCCGGTGTCTTGTAGACTTTGGGAGATTTGTTAAAAATACCTTTCTTTGCAACGAAAAATTTACCATCACGAGGATCAGTACCAGCAAAGACAGCAGGTGCACCATCCCACTTAACAGAAACAGTTCCACCTTTCACACCTCCTAGCATGTCGCGTAAAGAACGAAGAGCATTGATTGCTTGTCGTGCTCCGTCAACTCCACCATAGACAACTTTGTCTTCGATGTGAGTCATATGAGTATTTTTATTTTCAGTTATATAATTCTTAAAGTTTTCCATTATTGATAGACCTTTGCATAGATGGATGAAATATCCAACTTCGATCCAGCATAGTTGACAAGATCTGTAATTACTAAGTCAGCTTTACCATTTGCTTTATTGTCATATAGAGCACTTAATACGTATGCAGTACCAATCTTACTATGGACTTCATCAGCACGTTTTGATGTCAATCCTTCATAGAATTCTTTTTCAGATACTGATGGATGAACCTTCTTAACCATATTATAGAATACTTTTGCGTAACGAGACTTTTCACCATTTGAATTTAATTCTTTTGCAATTCTTGTAAGTTGTTTATTGTCAGGAACATTCTTACCAATTCTCTTTTTCAAAGCTTGGTTGATTTGAGCCCAGCTAGCTCTACCACCACGAGCTGTTTTTAATATGATTTCAAAGTTGATAGTTGCAAAAGCAGCAGAAGTACGGATATCTGCTTTACCATCATCAAACGTAATATCGCCCGATTTACTTCTCCAAAACTCAGATGCTTTACGTGCAAAAGTAGCCATCATCTTACCACCAACAAACTTATGAACATCAGCGTTTGGTACTTCATTCTCAATTGTACATTTGATTTTGCTTTTATCAAGTACTTTTTTAAGAGAAATACCTACAAGCTTTTTTTCTTTATATAACTTTACAAGCTCTCCATTCAATTCTTGGATAGATCCGGTTGGCAATCTGCTTACAATAGCTGGATTAGCTACTGCCCAAATATCACCTGGGTTCCACTTATCATCGTTAAGCTTTGGCATACCAGAATTTTTAAGAGCTTTATTTTTTGCGTCGTAAATAGCTTTCATGACTTTATCGCCACGATGGAATGTCATATTGTTTTTGATATAACCTTTTTTAATTAATTCTTGCGCAGTCCAATATGCTGACCAGTGCCATGAACCGTCAAGGGCCATCATATCTTCAAATGAAGTTCCAGAAATTTCTGTTTTAGTTAATGCTTTTCTTATATCTGACGGCTGGATAGATTCAAATGGTGCACGTGGATTGTTTACTAAGATTTCACAATAAACACATTGAAGACTCTCAGCATCAGCTGTTTGTTTAGTACCACCACCTGCTCCACTTTGAGCTCCACCAAAGACTGCAGATTTACCAATCTTACCAGTACTAACTTCACCTTTATCAGTTTGAAGAGTTTGGCCTTTATTTTCTTTTTCTAGACGATCAATAGCTTGTTTAT